ATGAACCTAAAATTGATTCTGAACTAAAAGAATTTGTACTATAAACAAAACCACCTCCAAGTCCATTACTTGAACCGCTACAATATACGTCAGGAATAAACATTTGTAAAAATAAATAATTACTTGTATTAGGATTAATTATATCAATTTGTAGACCGCTCCAATTTGATGCGGTTGTTGTGATTGTAGCAGGAGACCCATTAAAATTATATTAATCATAAAAATGTCTTAACATATGTCCAGCAGGAAACGTAGCACTTGCCAATGCATTGTTCACATTAACATTATCCATCACAACATTACTTGTCATTATAGGCTCATCCGTGCCTGTCTGCGTTACTACTGTTTTTCCACCAATCGTAAGTGTTGCCATGTTTTATACCTTATCTGAAAATAGCAATATGTAAATGGTCTTGGTCAACGAAACCATAACTACTATAGTGGTATTGGTATGTTATTCCTACATAAGTTGTTTCAATACCCCCTGCCGTAGCATTGTAACCTCCGATTCCACCAACATTACCATAACTATTGGTTGAAGCAACATGCGAACCAGTTACACAATAATTAGTATCTGGCATTGGGGTTAAAAAATAAATTTTATACAAACCAACGCCAACCCTTACTACTTTACTTACGTTACCAGAAGCATATATATCACAATGAGATTCACTTTCTACAGTAACATATGACATGCCGTTAAAATGTACCCATGCTCTACAAGCAAATATAGGTAATGTTGTATTTGTTAAATCTGTTGTTGGTCCTTGAGATGCAGAAGTATCTAATGAACTAAATGATGTTTTAATATTTGCATTAGACATATCTGCATTAGACATATCTGCATTTGTCAAATTTACATTTGATGTTATTTCCGGATCAGCACTTCCAGATTGTGTAAACAGTGTTTTGTTTCCGAGTTGTAGAGTTGCCATTATGCTGCTATCTCCATTGCTGTGATTGTTGATACCCCACAAGGATTGCCACCACTAGCTCTTCTATTAACATATAAAATAGCATTTGAATCTGCAGCACCTACATTTATTTGATAAGTTATACTATCTATTGTAGATGGACTGTCTAAATAATTTTTAGAATTACCTCCCGCAAAAGGAATACTACTTCCAGAAGGATACATATTATGACCACCCATAACAAAAAATGTTGCACTACTATCTGTACCTACTCCAATTGCTGAACTAGTTCCTCCATTAATACTTCTATAAATTGACCAATAATAATTGTATCCTTCAAAGTTATTTAATCCCATAAAAATATCAGCAAATAACCATATTTTACTTGTATTAAACTTTGGAGTAATTGTAACAGATAATCCAGTTACAGCATATGGAGTAACACCTGAATTTCCATTTGAAACTCCAGAACCACCCCAATGGTCGGTTTTAGTAGTTGATTTAAGTTGTAACATACAACCAGCAGGCACACTTGCACCAAACTCTGGACGATTGTCTCCACTTTGTGTAATCACTTCATGACTGTTTAACTTTAGTATTGCCATTATACTGGTTCCTCTGGCCAAGTTACGTTTGTAAGCATTCCGTTTTCATCCAATTCTGGTTCTGCTGTTGCAGGTAAATCCCTCAGTGCCTGTCTATAAGTCAACCATGCCTCTTGGTCTGTTCCAGGATAGTCAACTGTTGCTCTCCAATCTGTTTCTTTTAACAAAATGTTTCTTTTTTCTCTCAAAAATCTTAATGGTTCTTGTTGTTGTAACAGTATTACCTTTTCTTCTAAATCTTCTAAACTTGGTTTCTCATCAGGATTAGATTTCCAAATAATATCTGTATAGTTCGGTCCAGTCATTCCCCAACTATAATTGCCATAATATTCTACCATAGCATTATTGATGGTTATTTGTTTTGGCTTAACCATTAGAAATCTCCATTAAAGTAATACTATTGTCATAACCATTAGGTGTTCCACCTCCTGTAGAATTGGATGTGCCAATGTAGAATGTACCATCTGAAGAACCCCACAACGAATATGATAATAGTGTATCTTTAGGAACATTAGGAGCATGTAGTTTAGTAAACATCACCGAACTTATTCCGTAAGTTCCACTCCAACTTCCTCCACCTGGGTCTCCTGTATCTTGTGTCCAAAAACTACCTAAATTTCCTTCTATTTGCCTAGTATATTTTGAACTTTGTAAAGCAATATAATCAGAAGAATTTGTGGATACCCCACCAACTTTATATCCCATTGCCAATGCTCTATCAACATCATGATTATAGTTACTGTGACCTAAATTTGCTATCACATAAATTTTTGAATTTGATTGTTTGGTTGTAATTTGAACATCATAACATTTAATGGATGCAGCATTTATTGTTACATAATTATCATCATGTAATTCTACAACTTGTACAACATGTCCAGCAGGAAACTTGACCGCACTTGGAATACTCGCAGCACCATTTGATTCTGTAAAAACTGTTGTGTTGTTGAGTTTAAGTGTTGCCATTAGTTTCTCACATTATAGAATATATTTTAGTTACTGGAGATTTATATGGTCCAGTTGCCGAATCACTTGCTCCATCCCAATTAACATTTTGATGTAATCTAAATGTGTATGAGGCATTATACTCCCTACACTCACATAATATATTTTTAGGACCACTCCATGAATCAAATATCCATTCTAAATATATAAGATTTCCTGCCCAATAAACTCCCTGCCTTATTGTAAACTCCGCTCCATTTACTGTATTGTAATCTAATAATAGTTTAAAATGTCCTAAAGCACTATTATCTTCTCCAGTCATTAAAAAACTTGTACTATAATATACATAAGTACTACCTGTCACTGGTGTATAATCTATTTGTGTTCCTGTAATAGTTTGATATGTGGTAGTACTAGATTGATGACTTGTAATAGGTGTAATGTATCTTTCAAATCCACAAATTGTACCAGAAGGCCAACCAGAACCAACTGTAGGTTTAGCAGTTCCGACTTGCTCTAATACTGTCTGCCCATTTAATACAAGATTACCCATTCGTTTTATCCGATGATGTTGAGTTGACCGTTCTCACCAATTGTTAAGTCTCCAGTAATATTTATTTCAGTCATCACGTTTAGATTACCATTTACAGTAACATTGGGAACAGTAACAGGACCAATTAACAATTGTGAATAACCTTCTTCAGCTACTACATTTTTGTCTACAACTATTTCGTTGCTTGGTCTGATTCCTTCTGAATCAAAACCTTTGATGATTGAAATGTTTCCCATTTTACTCCGGTGGTGTTGGCCAGACTACTTCAATTAGATTACCATATTGATCTATTTTAGGAGATTCTAATTCAGTCATGTCTCTTAGATCCTGTCTATATGTTCGCCATGCTTCTTGGTCTGTACCTGGATAAGAAGGAAGGTCACGCCAATCAGATTGAATCAATAACTTTTCTCTTTCTTCTCGCAACAATTGCATGGCTTTATTTGTTTTATATTCTTCATCTGATATTAACTCACCATTTACTATTTTGCAATACTCTAATTTTTTTTCTGGTAGTGCGGCTTCATCTATAATAATAGCATCATTTAAACTATGGTCTAATATATACTTTCTGACTTTTGTGATGTCTTCTGCACCATTGATGCAAATACTTGAGACTGAACCTTCTGCATTCGTGTAAAGTATTAAATTATTCATGATATACTCCATAGAGAAACCCAAACTATATCGGCATCTGACCGTGCTGGTGTAATAATATCACCTATTGTAAATGTAAAATAAGTTGAATTATAAACAAAATAATAACTACTAAAACCACTTAGTCCCATTACGTGATTACCATTCCTTGAATTATTTGTATCGGTATCAATATACCACATATAATCACCAACTGCTGTTGCAAAAGTTAATGTATAATGTCCTGTTGCATTTCTCGTTATACTTGAATAATTACCCCACCAATTCATGACAGAACCATTAAAGCCATTAAATTTTACAGTAACAAAAGGCCCTACACTGTGCCAAGTTGAACCAGATAGACTATTAGTATCATAGTATTCAATACATTTAAAATCTGTGTTGTAACGAATCATACCAACCGCAGGAGTACCTGGTCTTTCTGCTGTTGTTCCTGCTGGTATAGAATTTAATCCTAATGCTGTTTTTGTTGCTTCGGGTATTACAACATTCGTATGCATTTCTGGCATGTTGTTACCATCTTGCGTGAATATTGTTTTACCGCCTAATTGTATTTCTGATGCCATAAGTTAATTACCTTATACGATATCCACTAAAAGTTGTTAATCTTGATATTTCCTCCCAACCACTATTTAAGTTGTAGTCACCCATTTTTGATAAAACTCTATTATCAGCACTATTTACTGAATTCATAAAACAATAAATCTCTAAATAATCTCCAGCATTTAAATCTATAATTGTTGTTAGCACATTAGAATGGTGTGCTATATCATTTCCTGCCCATCTATTCGCCACACCTTCATAATTAGAACCATTTTTTCTTAAATATAAGTGGTCATCTCTTAGGTTTGTATCTGTTACTGCCCATCCAGTAACTCTAGCACTTATTTGATAAGTTCCACTACAACCATCAGGTATAGTATATCTACCAACAAAAGAAGTAGTATCAAAAGAATTGTGAGTGTCTATATCTATGGAATTATACGCAACTTTGACATATGTTTGATCAGTAAAGTTATTTTGAAGAGTACTTAACCATGCAAAAAATGCAGGATGATTATTGTAAGCGATTTCACCAACATTGGTCAAATCTATCTTGCCATTGTTCTCTGTGCCAAATGTTGTTGAACCTAGTTTTATAACTCCACTCATATCTTCTTTTTAAATTATGTTTAAAACGCCATCAATTGTTAATGTGCCTGTAAAATTCATAGGTCCAGCAAAGAATGCATTGTATCCTGCGGGCACATGTAAATTTGCAGAATACTGATTACGATTCATATAAATCTTACTATCCACTTTTTCTAGATTGATTGCCTGTCCACCAGTGATGTTCATATCGCTTTTGGTTAATATGGCAGAAGTGCTAGTTCCATATCCGATAATTTGTATGATATCATCAGAGTTTAATGTTATTGCTGATGTGGATATTAAAATATCTTTGCCACTAGATGCCGTATAGTCACTACTCGCCATATTTATTCCACGCACTATGACAGATACATTTCCTGGTGTATAGTGTGCATAAAAAGTATAATAGCCAGGATTTGAAATTATATCCGCATGTCCACCAAGATATTCTTTATGATCTATGATTGTTGATGAACTAGTGATATTAGGTCTTGCTACGGCTCCTAAAACTGGCATTATGCTTGTTTCTCCATTTCGGCTTGTGCTTCTTCATTTCTTTGTGCTGCAGTTTTGACCCAACCTCTTTCAAATGCAATTGCAACAATTTGGTCTTTATTTCCTGGCATGCTTTCACCAGCAGCAATAAATTTGTCTATTGCAAGTTTTACAATGTCATCAATTGCAATGCGACAACGATTGTGAACTACGTTATCAATCCAATCCTGTTGACTTGCAGCGGCATATGCCAGTGCTTTGTCTTCAGTATCTGTTAATGTTATTGTGTAATCCATTTTAATCCTTTTATACTGGTTTTACTGGCCAAGTGACATTTGTCAAATTACCATTTTCATCTAGTTGTGGTTCTGCTGTAACTGGCAAATCTCTAAGTGCTTGTCTATATGCAACCCATTCTTGAGACACTGGTGTACCTGAATCAACACTTCTAGCAGATACCCAATCTGTTTCTTGTAATAATCTATCTCTGTGTAATCGTAAAATTCGCACAGGTTCTTCAGCTTCTAATTCAGTAATCTTTGTTTCTATTTGTGCTTTTGTGGGAATAGTTCTTTCATCTTTCCAAACAATTTTGTCATAATCTCCATCTTCAATACTGAATTTAGCTTTATCAACTAAAGATTCTATAGCGTTAACAATGTCTGTCATAATGGTCCTTTTAATTCTTTTACTATCAATGATGAACAAGCACCTGAAAAATTTGTAGTTTTTGAGCTATCATTAGTACTTGTGTTTACGTTGAGTGCTAATCCTGTTGCTGAATTACTTTCTTTACAAGAATTCATTCGAAATTTTATATTTTGATTTGTGCTAGTAAAAAAAGTCACCGGTTTAATCACACAGGCAGATGCTATAAAAGGTGAGCCATTCCAACCTGAATGATAACCTATTGCTCCACCTCCAGTATCTGTTACATATGCATAAGTACTACCTCCGTCTACACTGTAATATGTTCTAAAGAAAAATAAATTCCATGTGGCATGTTGTCCACAATGCATTGTATACGAAATCTCTATAAAATTACTGGAACTGGTAGGAGTTAAATTTACACTTCCATCACCAAGTTCTCCAGGTAAAGTGGTTCCAGGAAATGCAGTACCCTGGCCACTGTCGTAATAAGTGCTACTGTGCATTCCATAATCTATTTGTAATATTTTAGCTTCAAAAAAATCAGCAAGTGTAACATTACCTCCACTTTCTGTCATTACAGTAGTGTTTCCTAAAATTAAATCTGCCATATTATAATATCCTTAATCTTCCTGTAATTGTTAAATTTTGTGTTGTAGGAATTGTTAAATTACCCATTACATTTAAACTTCCATTGATTGTTAAACCATTTACAGATACAGGTCCTGAAATTGTTGCATTTTTATTGTTTGCTATCGTCAAACTCTGTGTTATAACATTTGAGTTTTGTACAACATTAGTTTCTGTAAAATGCGCAGTTACACTTATATCTCCACTATTTTCTGTAGCAAATAGTGTATCGTTTAATTTAAGTGTTCCACTCACTCTGGTTTCTCCGGCCAAGTTACATTAATTAAATTGCCAAACTCATCTAGTTGAGGTTCTGCTGTAGCTGGAAGATCTCTAAGTGCTTGTCTATAAGTTTGCCATTCAGCAGGTATTGGTTCTTCTGTTTCTATTGCTTTTGCAGTTACCCAATCGGTTTCTGTAAGTAATTTATCCCTTTGTTCTCTTAGTAATCTAATGGGTTCTGTCTGATTAAATTCTGCAACTAATTCGTCAAATTTTTCTTTTATTTGAGCAGTTGTTATGTTTAATGGATTACCTCTATTAAAAAAAACTTTATTTGGATTTTCTTCTTCAACACTAAAACTTTTTCCTCCTAGTGCTTGTACTGCTTGTGTTATTGTAATCATACCACAACCTCCTGTGCCATAATTTGACTGGATGTACGCTGTCCATAGGCAGCATTATCAGTTCTTGTGGTTCCAGTTTTATTCATACCCATTGTGTATGTACTTATTGCATGTCTTTGCATTTGTAAAGTGTACTCAACTAATACATCTTTAGTATTCAAGGTTTCATCAAGAACAACTGCAGTACATGCTGGCATATAGTTTGCATATAAACTACTAGCACTAAAAGTTACTAGAGGTGTACTGTCGGTGGCTGTGCTTAATCTTACTGGAGTGCCATTTCTACACAATCTAACTCCTAATGCATAATTTTGAGCATTGTGTGCATAAAAAGTTCCAAAAGTTACTGTTACTATATTTTTAGACCCTGTTAGAGTAGGAGTAATAGATACAGCAAATTTAACTCCAGACCCATTTACAAGCGTTTCAAAATCAGTGTCAAGTACCTGAGTCCATGATGTGGGATCTATATAAGTTTTTGTTTGTAATATTGCTCCAGATTTTCCAGGAAATGTTACAGCATCTGCTATTTGTGGCTCTGCACTTCCTGTTTGTGTTGCTAGTGTTTTTCCTCCTAGTGTAAACGTAGGCATTTATTCTCCTCTTTGTTCATTTATATTAATGATACAGAACCAGTAACTGTAATATTACCAGTTACATGAAATTCATTTATTACAATTAAATGTCCGCTTACAGCTACATTGTTTGCTGTAATAGGTCCTGGCATTAAAGAATTAGTATTTGCAACTACAGTTATATCTTCAGTTGTGTCATGGTTTGAATACATTGGTACATTTATATTACCACTTGAATCAAAAGCACTTTTATATGCTCCAAGATTTGTAGCTATATTAAAAGCTTTGCTCATGTCTGTTCCACTAGTGATAGTACAACATCAAAGGAATTTGGTGTATCGGACTGCATACGTATTGCATCACTAGCATTTAGAATAATTTTATTGCCCCCCATTATTTCAAGAGTAGAGCCACTATCAATGACTACATTTTTCAAAAAGTGTACAGTTTGTGCCGCATCTGAATCTAAAATTTTAACACTCAAAGCTATGATACCGGTTGTTAAATTTGATATTGTAAACCCAATTAAAATGGAAGTTGTACTTGTAGGCACAGTATAAATGTTAACATCTGTTGTGGCAGTAACATAATTATTTCCGCCATCATAAGTTTTAGATAAAAGTGTATTCGCCATTTATTAACCAAAAATTATTGAATTTATGAATGCATCATCCGCTAAGGCCGCAAGTTGTGCGTCTGGTTTATTTATCAGATTATTGTAATCTACTGTGTTGAAATTGAAGTTACCTACACCATCAGCAGTGAGAACTTGATTGGCATTAGCTGTTGTATTAACATCCGATAAAGAAGCCAGAGTTGAACCAGCATCATAAGAAAGAGCATTTCCATTTACATCTAATGTTCCGTTAGCCGCATTGTATGCTATTACTGCAGTGTTTAAAGTTATATCATCTAGAACTTCTAGATTTGAAAGTATTAATGTTCCCGACATTGAACTGGGATTGAATCCCGTCATTGTAGATGTGGGAGGTTCTAGAGGATAGTTTTCAAACAAATAAAATTTTCCAATACTTGCATCTCTAAAGATACCTGCATATTTTGTAGTTGCTCCATTATCGTAACTATATTGACCGGCAAAACCAAAATCTATAAGATTTGTATTATTGTTTGCACCAAGTACAATAATGTTATCTTCAACTAGTAATGTTTGAGTATCAAGTGTAATTGTATTACCAGCAACAACTAAGTCACCAGTAACGCTGATTGTGTTTGCAGTGAGAGTATCTGTAGTTATGCTATTAGCTATGTCGGCTGCGCCAACAAAACCAAATTCAGCTAAACTTTTATTTACAAATTTATATTGAAGTGCATCATAGGTGAGAAGGTCATTATCTAAAAGACCTCTAGAAGTGCCAATTCTAATGATTGTATTATCAAGTTGAATACTTGCAGTAGATACATGATTATTACCAATTAAACCGGCATCAATGACTGAATTTTCCACAAGAACATGTTGTACGATTTCATTATTATATTTCTTATATAATGTAGAGAAATCATTTGCAAGTTCTAGTATTTTTGTAGGCATGAGTTTAACTTATTTCTAAGACACTCAAGGCTACATCTAAGCCATTTTGTGTATCACTAGTTATTTTAATTTGGTCTGTTGTTTGTAGTATCAGTTTTTGTCCGCCAAAAACCTCAAGTGTACTTTTATCAGGAATTGTTATGTTATGAAAAAGAGTGACTGCTGTATTTAATTCGTTATCATTTGTAGTTGAATTTAAATCAACGGTTGCAGTAACTACATGAGTAGACTTATTTGCTAAAACTAATCCAATAGCAACGGCTGTTGTAGTTGCAGGAACTGTATAAATTGTATCAGCCGTTGAATTAGATACATTAGCTTTTGTTTTTAATTTAAATATATTTGCCATCTACTTTTTTTAAACAATGTTTATAGTTCCTGACATGACTGAATGCACAGTACACCGATAATAAAGTGTACTAGGTGTTTCCATAGGTACTTTAAACACAAGTGTACCCGATTCTGTTGTATTACCAACTATACCCGAAGTAGCAACAGCATCTAAATCACTATCAACACTTGAATTTTGGATTCTAAATGGATGACCGCTTGCATTTATTCTAAAGTTATAAATCTCACCTCTTCTTAGATATAGTGTGGGATTAGGTGTTGATGTTGGAAACCATATATTTCCTAAGTCTGTAAAGAGATATGAAGTATTATTGGCATTTGTTACATCAAATATATGCGTACTTTGTCCTAGTTTAACATTTTCTTCATAGTCATTATTATCATAATTAGCATCATTTACATTGGGGAATAAATCACCTGGTGTAGGAAAATTAACAATGAAGTTAGTAATGTTTTGAATAGCGTATTTAAACCATAATTCAATTTTTATTATAGCATCAGATAAGTCAATTGCATTTGGATCTAATTGTGTATTCATCCAATTCAAAGCATGAGCAACTACTGAATCTAAATCACCACCAATGCCTTCCGCAATTGCAGCATCTAAAATTACTTTGGGTACATGTTGTGCTGTTCTTTTTAACTTTTTAAATTTAATTTCACCTTCTTCTACACTTATCTTATGATCATCTCCTACCCATAATGAATTGTCAGAAAGATATAAGTGTCTTATTTTGTATTCTGCAGAACCAATATCATAAGCGGCATTAGTGTCTGGTATAATATGAGTATCTAAATTTCCATTTAAATACGAAGCAACACCACTAACTCCGGCTGCATTTGCCGCATACCATGTATTTGCAGAAGCATTCCATGTTAGTACTTGAGTATTTGTTGGTGCAGTTGGAGATACATCAATTAATCCACTTAGCTTAAATCCTCCAGCAGATGGATTACTTTGTGATTCAACTTTAAATTCTCCATTGTTTGAAGATAATTTTATATCACCCAAGTAAAGTGTTTCCCCACTTAGATATAAATCTTTAAATTGATAATTCGGACTTCCTAAATCAAATGTATTATTAGAACTCGGAACTAAATGTCTACCCACACGGTCTGCTACTACCCACTGATTAAGAGTTCCATTGTATTCTAATATTTGAGAATCTACTGCAGGAATTGGTATACTAACATCATTTAATTCGTTTACATTAATAACTATATTATTGTTAGCAGCAATTAATGTTTTATTTTCTAGATTTTGTGTGCTAGTAGTATACGTATGTACATTAAATGATAAATTATCCCCATCTCCCAAATTTTCGTATAAATCATTAAAATTTGAATTTATTTTATCAGCACCATCTCTTAGCGTATCACCTGTGTTATCATTTGGTGCTATTCCTCTATTAATAGTTT